TCAGCAGCATATTCGCACTCTAGACATGCTATTCTCGGGCGAAACACCTATTCGCTTCAATCGTCACACAGATAAACTCTATATTGACTGGGATTGGAGTGCTGATATTGAAGTTGGTGAGTATATCGTTATTGAAGGATATATTATTGTTGATCCTAACACATATACCGATATATATAATGACCGCATGTTGAAGAAACTTGCTACCGCATATATCAAGCGCCAGTGGGCTGCTAATATGTCAAAGTTTGCTGGTATGCAGCTTCCTGGCGGTGTAACAATGAATGGTATTGCGATGTATCAAGATGCTATGAACGAGATCAAGGATATTGAGGAACTTATTAGGAATACTCATGAAGAACCGCCTCAGTTTTTGGTAGGCTAGAGATATGGCCACAAGCGTCTACTTCAACAACTTCTCTGCTGCTACAATCAATGAGCATCGTCTCATGGAAGATGTTGTTGTGGAATCAATCAAGATTATGGGGCATGATGTTTATTATATCCCAAGAGATTCTTATAACTCTGTTGATGAAATCTTTGGTGAATATGCTCAGTCAAAGTTTACAAGAGCATATCAGATTGAATCATATCTAGCTAACGTCGAAGGTTATGAGGGTGATGGCGACTTCTTCTCCAAGTTTGGATTAGAGATTCGTGATACATCTAACTTCGTTCTATCAAGACGTTCATTTGAGCGGTATATTCCATCAACTATTGCTTCAAGACCTCGCGAAGGTGATCTTGTTTTTGTTCCAATGCTCAATAAACTATTTGAAATAAAGTTCGTTGAAGAAGATTTGATGTTCTTCTCTCTAGGAAAGAGAACACCATACATCTATGAGTTGCGATGCGAACTATTCCGCTTCAGCAACGAAGATTTGGATACCGGAGTGGAAGAAATCGATATCATTGAAAGAAACAACAGCTATACAATCTCACTATCGCTCAACAATGGTAGTGGTAACTATAATATTGGTGAACAGATTTATCAAGGAGCCAATCTTACATACGCAACTGCTACTGCTGAAGTTCAAAACTGGTTCCCATCCAATACGACAATTCGCCTGATCAACATCAAGGGTGAGTTCTCAACTTCCGCAAATATTGTTGGTGTTGATTCTACCACACAATACAATGTTGTTAGCAAAGATACAGCTGGGAACTTTACAGAATTTGATTACTATGATAATAAATCCAGTCAGACTGAAGGTAATAACTTTATTGATTTGACTGAAACCAATCCGTTTGGATCACCATAATGCTCAATAATAGTCACTTTTATCACCAGCTAACAAGAAAGTATGTCATTCTATTTGGCACAATGTTCAATGACATTCTATTGATTCGGCGCAATAGAGACACTGGTGCTGAAATTGAGCGTATGCTTGTTCCCATCACATATGCACCGAAAGAAAAGTATTTTGCTAGATTGGAAACTGATCCTAATCTAGCTAAGGAAATTCAGGTAACACTACCAAGAATGTCTTTTGAGTTGACCGGCATCTCATATGATGCAACAAGAAAGCAAAACTCACTTCTTCGTGCAGCTAAGGCTAACACATCAACTAGAGCGGCTGCATCCTATATGGGTGTTCCATACGACCTTGCTTTTGAGTTGAATATCTATGCTCGCAATATTGATGACGGAACTCAGATTGTTGAGCAGATTTTACCATTCTTCAATCCAGACTATACACCAACAATCAATCCAATTTCTGATATTGGTTTTCTCAAGGACACACCAATCATTCTCAATAGCGTCAACATGAACATTGAGCATGAAGGTAACTTTGATGCTGTGCGATATGTTACATGGAGATTGACTTTCAACATGAAAGCATACTACTATGGTCCAATCAGCACACCCAAGATTATTCGTCACATCGATGTCAATATCTTCAACGATCCATCTATCGTAGCAGGCAATATTGTTCGCATCAATACAGACGGTGGAAACAGCGGAACATTTACAGAAAAAGATATTGTATATCAAGGCGACAACTATCAAACAGCTAACGCTTATGGATTTGTTGATAATTGGTCATTGGATAATAGAAAACTAGTTATTGGTGGCGCTCAGGGGCAATTCAAAGTCAATAACACAATCAAGGCGGTATCAACAAATGCTTCTTACACGATTTCTAGCTTTGATGCATCTCCATTGCATCTCGTCAATATACACATTGAACCGAAACCAAACACCGCTAACCCAGGCGACGATTTTGGTTATGATACAGTTATAACTGAATGGCCTGATATTGAAAGTCTATAATAATGAGTGATCCACTATCTAATGCTTTGGGCATAGAATTTCAAAAAGAGCAAGAGATTCTTCCACCTGCGAAGATTGTTGAGGAACAATCTCAACTCAATCCAGATCAAGAGGAAGATTATAGACTTGCTCGAAGAACATTCCGTGAGTTGATAAACAAGGGTAACAATGCACTTGAAGGGATTACCGATCTAGCTAAAGAGTCTGAATCGCCTAGAGCGTATGAAGTATTGGCTACACTTATGAAGACTGTTGCGGATACAACAAAAGACCTTTACGATCTACAAAAGAAGACTAAGGACTTGCAAAAAGAAGAGAAGGCTAGACCACAAGATGAACAACGCATCAATGTTGAGAAAGCAGTTTTTGTAGGATCAACAGCAGAACTACTCAAGAAAGTCAAGAACAATGAAGACCTTTAAACAGTTTCTAGAAGAAGCTAAGTATGTAGGCATCTATCAGATCATCCCACCTCAAAAACTGTCGGTAACGAACCACATAAAGGAAAAGAATATTTTCGTAGACCTAAAATAAAAAAATATGTTGGAGGCATAAGAAGAGCGGCAGCAAAGGGTAAATCTTTACCTCCTGTTCTTGGTACAACCCATCCTGAAAATCCTGAAGTTCGCTCTGTAGTAGATGGTAATCATAGACTTCGTGGTATGCAAACCGCAAGACGAGAAACTATTCCTGTAGAAAATGTGCCACATCATAGAATACGTTTGATGAGAAAGTCATACGACGAAACACCTGAAAGCACGGATACTGGTAGAAAGATTAGAACTGGTGGCGTAAGACTATCATCTCTTCGAAACAGAGATGGTAGTTATGATATGGACAAACCAAGAAAGAGACTTGGTGGTAAAACTATTAGAGACTATTTTAGAAACTCCGATGGTTCTCATAACTATAGTGCGCCGAAATGAAAACCTTTAAGCAGTTTCTAGAAGAATCATTAGATAGATCATTTCCATACAAGTATCACGGTGAAGGTGAAGAAAATACTCATGAGTATAGTTTTGCACCAGGAAAGAAAGCATCTAAAATTAGAGTGAGCATCATACACAATAATAAGAAAAGATCAGCAGCAGTAACTTTTCATAGAGAAGATGGTCAAGAAACTGCTACAGGAGAGCATCCTAGAACAGCGGCAAAAGTTTTTGGTACTGTGGCTAAGATAGTCAGAGAACATGGTAAAAAACATAAAGGTTCTATTGATAATATTAACTTTGCAGCAGCAAAATTAGAGCCAAGTAGAGTAAGTCTGTATAGAAGAATAACAAAAAGATTAGGTGGCAAAGAAACCGAACCTAACAAAACTGAAACTAACTTTACAGTTTCTAATCTGTCGGAGATGAAAAAACCTCGTTATGAAGTTCCTGCTGAGCCTGGTTCTACACCTACACCTGAAGGTAAGATCAAACTCTATCACCAGACAGGTGAAAGAAACTTGAATGCTATTCGTAGACAAGGTATACAGCTAACTAAAGCTAAGGGTTATGAAGGACCAAAAGCAATCTATGCTTCCCCACCAGATAAAAACAATAGAGGATTCTATGGATCGGCTCATAGTACACCGACAGCAGAGTTTCATGTAGACAAAGACGAGTATAAAGCACCATTTGTTCATCGTGATGAAGTACCTGCAAAAGATATCACAGCACATAAAGAATGGCACGCTACTGTAAGATACATAGATGCAGACCCAGAACTTAAAGCTGCTGTTTTAAAAGGCGAACACGATGATCTTATGAAAAAAGGTAAAAAAGATAAGTTCGCTAAGGCGATTCGTTTTGTAAAGAAGAGAGAGCAAGCAAAGAAATAATGCCTAGATACGAAGGTTATCAAGGTAACCCAAACTTACCAAGAGAAGATTACGTTCACGCATTTACACAGCACGAAGTTGATGAATATATCAAATGTGCTAATGATCCTGTTTACTTTGCCACAAAATATATAAAGATTGTCAACGTTGATCGTGGTCTTATGCCATTTGAGATGTGGGACTTTCAACGAGATATGCTTACAACTTTCCATGAAAATCGCTTCTCCATTTGCAAACTGCCTCGCCAAGTTGGAAAGACCACAACATCCGTAGCATACTTGCTTCATTATATACTATTCAATGAAATGGCTACAGTGGCTATTCTCGCTAACAAATCCGCGACTGCTCGTGAAATCATGGGGCGTCTTCAACTTGCGTTTGAATATCTACCAAGATTCCTTCAACAAGGCGTCAAGGAATGGAACAAGGGGTCTATTGAACTTGCTAACGGATCAAGATGTTTAGCTGACTCAACGTCTGGTTCATCTGTTCGTGGTAAAACCTTCAATGTCATCTTTCTTGACGAGTTTGCGTTCGTTCCTAACAATATCGCCGAAGCATTCTTCAACTCAACTTATCCTACCATTTCTTCTGGTAATACGACAAAAGTTATCATTGTATCAACACCAAACGGTCTAAATCTATTCTATAAAATGTGGACAATGGCTATTGAGAAAAAGTCAGACTACATTCCAATTGAGATTCACTGGTCGATGGTGCCAGGTAGAACTCAAGAGTGGAAAGAACAGATCATTCGTAATACTAGCGAAGAACAGTTTCGGCAGGAATTTGAAACAGAATTTATTGGCTCAACAAATACACTCATTCATCCATCAAAGATTAGGTCGCTCGTATTCAAAAATCCAATAGCCAGAGATGGTGATATGGTTATCTATGAAATGCCTCAACCAGGAAGAACATATGTTCTGATCGCTGACGTAGCCGAAGGGCAGGGACTAGACTTCTCAACGTTCTCAATCATAGATGTTACAGAAATCCCATATAGACAAATAGCTAAATATCGTAACAACAAGATCACTCCGTTGCTATTTCCCACGGTTATTCTCACAGCAGCACGAAAGTTCAATGATGCGTTTGTGCTAGTGGAAATCAATAGTATCGGGCTTCAAGTTGCGGATATTCTACATAACGAACTAGCCTACGAAAATCTCATCAAGATTAGAACGGCTAAAGGTAAACAGGGGCAACAAGTCACTCCTGGCTGGACAAAACAGATGCAGTTTGGTGTCAAGACTTCGACTCAGACTAAAAAGATTGGTTGTGCAAACCTGAAATCGCTTATTGAAAACGATAAGTTGATTATAAATGATGAACACACGATCATGGAACTAACTACGTTTTCAGCAAACAAGCAATCGTTTGCCGCTGAAGAGGGAAATAATGACGATTTGGTTATGACTCTGGTAAATTTTGGTTGGTTGACAGCCCAGAGATATTTCAAAGAAAGTATAAACATAGACATTCGTAGAGTTTTGCAGGAAGAGCAACTAAAGATTATGGATCAGGATATAGTGCCTTTTGGTATTATAGATAATGGGCTAGAGGATGATTACGAAAAAGATGATAAAGGTGAATTGTGGCTTCGGGATAGAGAACGATACTATCCATTTGATGACTTCAACTGGCGACAAAAGTTGTAAATCTTGAAAACTCTAAATAATATTGAAAAAAGTAACAAAAACTTTTTGTTGTAAAGGAGAAAAACGATGGCTTTTCAGTTGTCACCAGGTGTAAATGTATCAGAAATTGATCTAACAACCATTGTCCCTGCGGTTGGTACTTCAGACGGTGCATTTGCGGGACGTTTTGTATGGGGACCAATTATGGAGGTTGTCACGATCTCCGACGAAGTTAGACTTGCTGAACGATTTGGTAAGCCTGATGCTAATACATTCAAGGAATTCTTTTCTTGCGCCAACTTCCTTGCCTATGGCAATAATCTAAAAGTAGTTCGTGCAGCTAATACATCAGTAGCAAGAAACGCTTCTGGTGGCACAGAAGAAGTTCTTATCAAGAATAGAGAACAGTATGAAATTAACTATCTTGATCTATCAGCAAACGCTGATGTCGGTATGTTTGCCGCTCGTTACGCTGGTACATTGGGTAATAGCCTAAAAGTAAGTGCTTTTACTGATTCTTCAAATTCAGTATCATATGCTGCTTGGACATACACTGACGAGTTTGATGGTACTCCAGGAACATCTAACTTTTCTGCGGGTGTTGGTGGAGCAAATGATGAAATTCATATCATTGTTATTGACGAAGATGGTCAGTTTACGGGTACTTCAGGTACAGTTCTTGAAAAATTTGCATATGTTTCTAAAGCAGGTGATGCCAAGAATGATGATGGTTCATCAAACTATTATGTAAATGTTATTAATGATCTTTCAAAATATGTTTATGTAATGAACCATGGTGCAAATAGCACAAGTT